TCATCATCGTTATCCGGCACAATGACACAATCTCTACCTGAGAAGTGACTATTTATCTCTGGCTTCCAGTTACTCGCCCCAAAGCAATTCGTTGTAGCCACATATCCTAGCTTATTAGCAATAGTATTTGCGTCTTTCTCGCCCTCAACGATATAGATGACCTCATCACGCCTATCATATATATCCTTCAGCCTGTAAGGTACTTGCACAACCCCCTGTAGATTCCACACATAGCCAGTGCCATTCATACGTCTTGGTCTAAACGTCTTAGGCTCAAAACGTACTACCTCATAGAGCGTCTTTCCATCCTTATCGGTGTAGGGGTATATATCCTTAATATTATCTCTTGTCTTTGGCTCTTCATACTTCTTCAAATAATCTACATGGTCACTGACATATCTCTTTACCAAGTCAATTGTTCCTCCACCTTCATTATCCTCATGGCTGAAGAACGTACCCTTTTCCAAATCCACAGACATTGAGCCATACGTTCCAAAGCGCAGCTCCTTATCTGTGGACAATTTCTTGTTAGGCTCTCCCAATAAATCCAATGCTATTTCTTTGATATGGTTTTGTATCACGGCAAATCCCAATAGAAATTCTGCACACTACGGCAATTCTTCTTATTTGATATTGGGTCTCGTACCTGATTAACAGCCTCTGCGAGACGCACACAATCCCTATGATTATCAAACACCAGGCGATGCACTTCGACATTAGCGGTCTCTATGTCCGTTATTGTTATCAGATACATTGTGTACATTATTATCTCAATCACCCTCTGCCTCTATGATTGCTCTTGCGATGATTTCTGGGATGGTCGGGATGACGGCATTTCCGATTGCTTTGAGTCGTGCTGCTCTGTCTTGCTTTTCGGTTGTGACTCTTGGAACTCCGAACTCACTCTCGTCCATCCTATCGGATAATCCATCAGATAGCTCTCCACCCAGTCTGGGTTCAAAGCTCCTTCTCCTGTGTTCCTCACTTCTGGGTGATTGCCCAACATCCTTTGCATCTTGCCCTCTGGTCTCCCAGCTTTGTGTTCCGATGCTGTTGGAGTTGGAAACATCGCGACAAATTCGTTGATGTTGCCTGGTCTCTCTCTTTTGATTGCCACTCTCTGATGTGTCTTGGTTTTCATTCCAGACCTCATGCCATCCGATGCTATTGGAGTGGGATACATCGTGTAGCCACTTCCCTTTGCTATCATCGTTGGGGTCATTTGATTGGCTGTTGCTGTTGGCGTGTGCAACAATCCATAAGCGTTGTCGTTCGTGTTTAAGGTTCGTGGCGCAAGCTGGAATATTGAAACAGACTGTCTGATAGCCTGATGCTTCCAGGTCAGTAGCCGTTCTCTCGAATACCAGGGGAAGTGTAGCAAACCCTGACACATTTTCGCCAATGACCCACTGAGGTTTAAGAGAGGAAATAACTCTGTGCATTTCTGACCAGAGATCACGACCCTTTTCATCCTCAGTTCCTTGTCTGAGTCCGGCTTGCGAGAAGGGCTGACAGGGGAAGCCCCCTGTGATGATGAAGGGTCTTCCATGCTCTTGAATAAATCTTTCTGTGTCAAAGCTCTTTATGTCCTTAATAATGGGAACATTCCCAAAGTTCTTTCTGATTACCCTGTGGCAGAACTCGTCATACTCACAAAAGGCAATCGTCTTAAATTTCCCTGTCCTCTGTAGCCCAAGAGCAAAACCCCCAATTCCACTAAATAAATCTAAATGCGTATACATAAAAAAAGAGGGGGCAGTTACGCCCCCAAGTTGACAGGTATTCTTTAGAAAGGAATCTCGTCATCAGGTAGATCAGGGTTTGCATCCTGAACCACAACGGCATCCTCTTTTACTGGTGGTCTATCGGTCATCTCACGCCATGTCTTCACCTCGAACTCTGGTACTCGCGTATCTCCCTTACCAATCTTTTCTAATCTTGCGCCTATATATTTAAGATGAACGCCCTTGCCTTGATTGTCTTTCACCTGAAGACCAACGACTTGCCACAACTCAGAGAAGCCCTTCATAACGCCCACTCCATTAGCAGACCACTCGCGCCATCCCTTATCCTTGATCTTCAGCATTACCGAAAACCCACGCTTATGATCTGGGGAAGGGGGAGGGGATTTCTTGCCTAGCTTCTCATCCCAACTCCATTCAGGAGCTTGTCCTTCAGCTATCTTGCCCCAACCCACTTTTAAGCTACTTGGGTCTAACAATACATCCTCTAGCTTAATTTCTTCGCCATCAGCTATCCACGCATTAACACTTGGCTTGAAACGTATATACTCACTGTTTCCCTCACTCATTAAACCCAAATCAATGACTTCATTCATTGTTATCTCCTTCTTTTACTGTTTCTGTTGCTTTGAAGCCCAACATCCAGCCCATATCTTTTGCGAACTGAATCATGACTTCCTCTGGTATGACATAAAGACGTTTCTTGTTATCAGCCCTACAGATCAACATCTTTGCGTCATCTTGCTCTAGCCACTTGTATAGAGACGCAAAACCCGTTCCGTTCCTACGCCTTTTAACTTCGACCAGAAGCCCATTTAGCTCGACATCGCCAGCTAAATTCTTTCCCCAGTGTTTGAAAGCACCACTGGCTAATATTCTTTTGCATGGCACGCCTAGTCCTTGCCATAGCTTGACTACCTCGCGCTCGACCTCATACCCACGCCTCTTATTCGTCACCATAATAAATGTTCCTTGCATTGGTTACGGCATCAGCAAGGTTCTCTTCTTTGATCTTTTGCTTTCGCCTTTCCTGTATTCTGGCGTTCAATCCTTCTCTGAGAACTTCATCTGCCACTTGCGACATAGACTTATAGGTATCCGCTTGCGCTTCCTCCTTGAGCATCCTTCTTGTCTCTGGACTCAATAATAAGATTTGCTGTTCACTTTCACTCATGCCTACACCTTATATAATTTTTATATAATATATATATATTGATGTTGAAAAAGGATTATAGATGTATATTATACGTTAATAGATGTAACATTAACGTAAAAAGGAGAAAAATATGTTAATAGAATTATGTAAGCTAGTATTTATAATAGTGGGTCTTATTATCTTAGCGTATCTTCCTGTAATCCATGTGAGTTCGTCATCATGGTAGGAAAGATAACAGATAATAGATTTTTATCAGGGTCACTCATTCCGGCATTGATGGATGACAACCCTTTCATGACTCCAAACACCCTTTTGACCAATATCTTAGGGCAAAGAGGGATTGCACCTTTCAAAGTCCAAGAAGTAGAGCAAAACGAGGCTATGGAGTGGGGCGATATACATGAGCCTAATATCATTAAGAAAACGGCTGATAGACTAGGCATCGATAACTTTACAGATAAAGTGCGAGTGCCATATCACTATCATTACGATGGCAAAAGGCTTTTTTCTGTGTCTTTGGATGGCATCCTTCATGTACCAAGCAAAAAAACTATCTCCATAGACGATAGAATGACATTTGCGCCACAAGGTCTGAGCATAGACTTTGATATTGAAGGAGATGGCAACCTAGAGGTCAAAACGACAAAAACCTACTTTCGTGATGTACCTCAACCATATTTAGGAGTGTGGCAGCTACAGGCTGGTCTGATGGCTACAGGAAGAAAATGGGGAGTTATAGCTATCTTGTATAGTGGCTCTCAGTTGTGTCTGTATTTCTACAAAGAAGACGCAGAAATGCAAAAAGCTATCGTGAAGAAATGCCAAGACTTTTACACAAGAGTTGAAGCTATAGAGAAGGGAGGTGAGATAGGAGACTATATGTATCCATCAAAAGACCCTAACGATTTAGCTATGGTCTTTGATAGCCATGATAGTGATGCGCCTGTAGTTGATCTTGCTAATGTTGGTGATGAGATACTTGAGATACATCAACTCAAAAGCATGATTAAGACCTCTCAGGAACGCATAAAAGAGTTAGAGGCTGTTGTAATGAAGGAGTTGGGTAATAGTGAGGAAGGAGAGTTATACAACAATCTTGGGGAAACATCGCACAAGGTTAAATGGATAACCAGGCACTATAAGGCGCAACGTCCTACAATGACAAAAGCCAAGCCGGAGCGTTATGAACGAGCCAAGTCTTTAACAATTAAGGAGATGTTGTGATGGTACAATTTGCTAATGAGTCTCAGAAGAAAGTGTACTTGTTTATCAGCGAGTATCTGGAAGAGCATGGCTTCTCACCCTACTATAAACTGGTAGCAGAAGCCACAGGACTATCGGTAATGCAAGTGGGTAGAGTCGTAAATCAACTCGTACAGCGTAATCTATTTGAACGCATAAGCGCAAAGCAAGGGTTAATTATGCCTAGGTCAACTCAAAGTGAGGCGCATCAATAAAGGGTCTTCTTCCCTGTGACCTTCGGAGATCAATGTATTGTGTCATCATTGCTTCGGAGGTCATTTCTTGTTCACGCATACTATTAATATGCCATGCAGCCCCCCAACGTAAATCAACCTCTGTCTCTTTACTTGTACCTCTTCCTCTTTTT